GACGCTCAGAAGCACCCAGAAGAAGTAATCTTCTATACGCCGTGAGGTAGCTATGGCTCAACCATTACAAAGCATTAATCTTGTCGCTCCAGCGTTTAAGGGAATCAACACAGAAGATTCTCCTATAGCACAAGACCCTTCGTTTGCTGAGATTGCTGATAACGCAGTAATCGACAAGCGGGGCCGTATTGCGTCTCGGAAAGGTCACGAAGTCCTAACTACTACAAAGACGGAATTAGGATCAGCCAAGATACGAGCTATCAAAGAGTTTGAAGATAGCAGTGGTAATCGCAAAATATTTTCTGTAGGCAATAACAAGATACTTAGCGGCACAACTACGTTAGCTAATGAAACTCCCGGCAGTTACACAATTACTGCTGACAACTGGAAGATGGTCAACTTTAACAACAAGATCTATTTCTTTCAGCGCGGGTATGAGCCGCTTGTTTATGATAATGCTGGCGGATCTGTTATTAAACTAAGCACTGTTTCTGGCGCTGCTGGCGTTTCTTCTGCGATGTATGGAAATGAAGTCCTATCTGCTTACGGGCGATTGTGGACTGCTGACTTTAGTAGTGACAAATCTACTGTTTACTGGTCTGACTTATTAATTGGGCATGATTGGTCTGGCGGCACTAGCGGCTCTATTGATATTTCTAAGGTATGGCCTGATGGCTATGACGAGATTGTTGCCTTAGCTGCGCACAACAGCCTTCTTATTATCCTTGGAAAACACAGCATTGTTGTTTACTCAGGGGCAGAAGCGCCGGCAACTATGGCGTTGGCTGACACCGTAGCGGGTGTAGGCTGCGTTGATAGGGATACAGTGCAGTACACAGGTACGGACGTGTTGTTTTTGTCTCACACAGGGCTAAAGAGCTTTGGGCGGACAATACAAGAAAAGTCTATGCCTATAAGTAGCCTGTCAGGAAACATTACCAAAGACATTATTCGCTTGCTCCAGAATGAGTCAGAGTTTTATAGAACTGTATACAGCCCAGAAGAGGGCTTCTATTTGCTTACGTTTACATCGCAAGACACGACGTTTTGTTTTGATGTAAGAGGCACAATCGAAAACGGATCGTACCGAACGACTCGATGGCCCGGTACTGGCTTTACTGCTTATACTCGCAAAGAAGACGGGACGTTGCTTATTGGTAATGGCAATGGAATTAGCACGTATAGCAGCTATGAAGACAATGGCGAAAAGTATCGGTTTAAGTATTACGGCCCCGGCTTAACCTTTGGCGATCCTTCTAAACTTAAGATTCTTAAAAAGTTAAGACCTACGATTGTGGGCGCTAACAGTACCGTTGTATTCCTAAAATGGGCTTACGACTTTGCTTCTTTTTTTCAAACGGCAGAGTTTACTGTGGGTAATCAGGTAACTGGCTATTACAACGAAAGCGAATTCAACACAACTGTCGAGTTTACTGGAGGCGACCTTACGTCTCGAAGAGGCATCAACACGACCGGCGGCGGCGGAGTAATCACGATTGGATTGGAAGCAGACATAAACGGATCTTCTTTGTCTCTCCAAGAGATAAACGTATTAGCACTAATGGGTAAAGTACTATGAGTAACTACAGTAAGACTACAGACTTTGCCGCTAAAGATAGTCTACCTTCCGGTGACAGCGGCAAAATCATTAAGGGCGCTGAATTTGAAACAGAATTCGATGCGATTTCTACAGCCGTTGCTACGAAGGCCGACCTTGCATCGCCTACGTTTACAGGCACAGTAACTATTCCTGCACTGACGTTCACGGGAACTCTGTCAACAGGAACAATTGACGGGGGTACTTACTAATGTCATTACCAGAATGGTTAATAGGCGGAGTTGGCACTGGCCTTCTGCAAACAGCCTTTAGTGATCTTGGGACTTTAGGCACAAGAGGAAGAGAGCTTGCAGATGAGCTTGCAGCAACTCAGCTAGAACAAGCACGGTTTCAGCCTTATACCGTAACAAGCGCAACAGGCGGTACGTTTACGGCAGGTGATGATGGGCAGTACACATTAGCTTTAGGCAGCCCTCAACAACAAATGCAACAAGCCTTAATGACTCAGGCGCAAAGTTATTTATCTCCGCTTCAAACTTTAGGGTTAACTCCTGCTCAACAACTTACAGCAGCTGGAACAGACTTTTTAGCACAAGGATCTGGAATGATAGGTCAGCCAGCGTTTGGCGTAGATCCTACTCAGGCTGCATCAACACAAGCTGCCGCTCTTGGCCAGCAATTTATGGGTGCTTCAGCAGCACAGCCTGCCGACATTAACCTACTAAGAGGTCAGTTTGCAGGTCAGGTTCCTGAGCTAATAACTCAAAGACCACCAGAAGGCATATCTGGCTTGGGTCAGCAAGCAATTAGTGCGGCTACTCAAGGTCTTGGGCTTGGAGAGGTTGGTGTTTTAGGCGGGCCAGTAACCGATGTAACTGGTACATTCTCAGACATACAGCTTCCAGACGTCCGTAGAGCCGCAGGACAGCTTGCAGAGCGCGGCCTAGGCTTGGGTATGGCTGGGCTTGAAACAACCGCTCCAGAGGACGTAGAAGCGCTCAGAGCGCAATACGGCGGTCTTGCAGGACAAGCTGCAACAGATCTTCTTCAGCCTACTGAAGCTAGAGAAGCCGATGTATTTGAGCGTATTCGTGCTACACAGCGACCTGAGGAAGAGCGCCAGAGGTTAGAGCTAGAGCAACGGCTAGCAGCTCAAGGGCGTTTAGGTGTGCGTACAGCCATGTATGGCGGCACTCCTGAGCAAATGGCTTTAGCAAAGGCGCAGGAAGAAGCCCAAGATCGAGCGTCTCTTGCGGCTATACAACAAGCCCAGTCGGAGCGTCAACAAGCTCTTGGGGAAGCTCAAACACTTGGCGGTATGTTTAGCGGTCAAGCGGGGCTATCAAGTCAGTTGCAATCTCAAGCGCAGCAAAGAGCGGCACAGCTGTCTCAACTAGGTTTAAGTGCAGAACAGATGCAAGCTCAATTAGAGGCAGAGGGCTTTGGTCGAGAAATGCAACTTGCTGGTGCTGGATTACAAGCACAGCAGGCTCAGTCAGCCTTGGAGTCTCAAGCCCAACAACGATCTACTCAACTAGCACAGTTGGGTTTGTCAGCAGAACAAATCCAGTCACAGCTTCAGTCAGAAGGTCTGGGTCGAGCAGCTACAGCGGCAGGGCAAACAGCGCAACTTGCTCAACTAGCAGGAGGATTGCAGGCCCAACAAGCAGGTCTTGGCATGGATTACGCAAGCCTAGGCGCTGGCCTAGCAGGACAGGCTCAGGGTCTAAGTGCGGCTCAACAGGCGCAAGCACTGCAGGCACTAGTTGGCGGGCAAGGTTTGTTGCAAGGATCTCAAGCATTAGAGGCCGGAAGGCAGCAACTAGGATTAGGCGCACTTGCTGGATCTTATATTCCTCAGCAACAATTGATTGCAGCATTGTCCCCAGGGCAAACTGCGGCAGCAGCACAACAGCAAGCACAGCTTTATGGCACTGGATTATTCGGAGAGGCCACAGCTTCTGGTTTGGATATCTTGCTTGCTTCGCAGCTTGGTCGAGCCAATCTTGCTGGAGGTCTGGGATCTGGCCTTGTCGGTGGATTGCTAGAAAGCATCCTAGATTAATTAAGGAGAATTGTAATGGCACGTTTTGGCAGAGACATTGTTAAACAGCTAACAGATCCCACAATGGCGCAAGGGATGTTTGAACTTGGCCGTCAGATTGGCGGGTTGCCCGGCGAAAGAAGGAAAAAACAAAAAGAAGAAAAGGAGCGCCAAGAAGCCTTAGCTCGATTTGATGAAATAAGCAGAATATCTGGTCAGGCGCAATCTTCGGCCATAGCTGGCACCCCGGCAGCCCTTGCTGAAAACATTAGGCTTTTAGAGGAGGCCAGAGACAAAGCTCCCACCCTAAAAGAAAAGCAAGCTATTGAATCAAGAATTATTCAACTTAGGAGCATGGTTTCTTCTGCTCAACAAAAAAGGCTGAAAGGTGATATTAGTGCGGTTTCTCAGATAGACAATGTGCTCGAAGGCATTGATGAGCGACAAGACATCCCTGAAGACAAAAAGTCTGAGTTAAAAAAGACTCTTGCGTTTCGTAAAAGCCAGCTCCTTGAAAATCCTGAGATTGAGCAAGGCTACCGCCAAGATCAGTTAAGCAAGTTTCAGTTTGAGGAGTCAGAGCGAGTATTGCGCGAAGAAAATTATATAAGAGAAAAGCAATTAGATTTTCAAACGGCGATTAGATCGGGAGATCAAGATCAGCTAGATGCCGTTCTTAAGAGTGTTCCTCCTGAGTTTCAAACAGTAGCCAATCAATATGTGACTGGAGCAGTAAGAAACAATCAAGTTCTTGATGCCTTTAAAGAAAAATCTATTGCCTTAAAAACAAAACCCATGACAGAGGCGCAGCTAGACTCGCTGATAGATGAATTGCCTGAGGGGTCTAGAGAGGCAATGGCTGTAGAGATTAAAGAGTATAAAGAGGCAATAAAAGGATGGAGCGAAGAAGCTCAATGGTCTGGCAGCACACAAGCTAGAAATCGAGCAAAGCAAGCAGAGTCCGCGATAACATCAAGAATTTCTAGTATCTCAAACTCAATATTAATGGCTGACATATCAGAGCGAAGGAGAGTCGAAGCTCAAGATAAAGCTGCAATTGCAAATCTAGAGTTGCAAATAGATGCTCGACCAAGTGATACCAAAATCACTAATAGAGCAAAAATGATTACTAAAAACAAAGACGGGAAACCAACCCTTGAGGATTATCAGGCTGCGGAGGCGCAGCTAAGAGCCGAAGCAAGAGATGACGCGCTTTCGGCTATAAGTAAAATTGATCCAAAAAAAGCAGAAGAGCTTGGCTATGGCGAGGAGAGCGCAGGGGCAATTAGCTTAAACGATGCAAAAGCTCTGTTGAGTGATGACCCTTCAGAAGCAAACAAAGCGTATTTCCTGCAAGTTTATGGGCCTGATGCTTTTGCTGAGTGGCAAAAAGAATCTAAAGGTGATTCCGGTCGCGGAGTACTAGATACTGCTTTCGGCGTTCCTGCGAGGGCTGTTGCTGGCGCTATAAGTGAGAATGTTTTTGGGCCGGCAATGGAAGCTCTTGATCTTGTGGCTACGCGCAAAAAAGTTGGAAAGACGTTTAGAGACTTTGGAGGTGATCTATCTAACATATCTACAGAAGAGCTTCTTTTAATTTCCCAAAACCCTAAAGGCTTTGAAAGCCGAATAAATAAAATTAATTCAGAGCTTGTCAAACGAATGAGTGGTGGCTAAATGTCTAACCCTTTTTTGAAGAGCGCCAGCAAAAATGCCAACCCTTTCCTTAGGGCGGGAAGGGGCCTTAGCTCCTTTTATGCAGAGCCTGAAGTTGAATATAGCGCTGTTCGATCTGGCGCTGTGGACTTTCTTGAGTCCGCCATAGGCGTAGGCGATGAGCTTGACGCTACCATCCGTGTTTTGTCAGGTGAAGCCGACAATTACAGTCAAGGCATACAGCAGTCTCGTGCAGAGCTAGATGCTTTTGAGAAAGCCAATCCCAACGCATCCGGGCTAATCACGGCAGTTGGTCTTGGTGCCGGCTTGTTTATACCTGGAGCCGGCTTGGTAAAGATAGCTCAGACAGGAAGCAAGTTAGATAGGGCTTTCAAGGTGGCTACCCTTGGTGCCGCAGAGGGCGCTGCCTACGGGTATCTAAGCGGGAGAGATGAGGGTCGGCTAGAAGGCGCTGCAATGGGCGCAGCCCTTGGCGGGGGGCTTGGCGCTGCTGCCTCAACCCTTACGCGAAACGCCGACGAAATAGCCGCTGCAGCAAAGCAGGCAAAGCGACAGCGCGTAGGAAAGGAGGGCGGGTTTATTGGCGGCGAAGAAGGATTTGCCAATGTAGGTCGCGCAGGGAAAGGCGGATCTGTTACCGATGCCAGCCTGCAAGAAAGAAAAAATACAACCATACTTGTCGGTGATGGCGTCAAAGACAATATGAGCAAGGCGTCTAGAACTATTGGAAACATACTACTTGGCACAAAAGAATGGACTGAAAAGAATGTAGGCGCAAGAGCTGCTCGACTAGTTGAAGACTCTGAGATTATGGTTCGCCACGAGCTAAGTGAGATCGATGCGATTTATGATGATGTCTTTTCTGGAGCGGCAAAAGTATTCGAGGATAACCCTCGCTTAAAAACAGCGCTTCTAAGAATTAATAACAAGTTTGGAGATAAGGCAACCTCTTGGGATGGCGCTATTCGCATGGCGCAGACACCCGATGAAAAGAAGGCGGTTGAGCTAATGAGGGATCAAGTAAAAGTCCTCAAGGATCTGGACTTCGTTAAGTTTCCAGAAGGGGACTACATGCCCACAATCGCTGTAAATAAAAACAAAGTTATGGGGTCTAACGATTACGCAAATCCAGTAGAGGCCCTAAAGCAGTACGCCAAGGATGTTGCTACGGCTAGGGCGGTTGCAAAGCGTTTTAATATTGATATAGACAACATCAACCTAAAAGAAGAAAAGCTGCAGTCTAGGAGTCGAGTGGACTCCGTGTTCAAGGCCATCGATAAGGCCGCCAAGAAAGAGCTAAAGGGCGCGGCAAACGAAAAGGCTATTCGCAGTAACCTGCAAGACGCGCTTAGATCCACACTAATTACCTCCAAGATGGGCGGCGATGCGGTGGGCGCTGTATCAAGAAGGGCAGTATCTACTGCGTTACTGGCTAACCCCATGAACGCTGTGTTAAACATAATTGAGGGCGTGACTGCTCCTGTTTTTCAGAATGGCATCAAGGCTTGGGCGCAGACAGTTCCGCGCGGGATTATTGAAACCTTTCCCACCATCTCAAAGATTACCGGCGTAAATCCAGAGAAGTGGGTTTCAAACAAAGATCTCGGCCTTGACAAAAACTTCTATGGGGAAGTCGCTAACACTATCGGCAGAGAAACCACAAAGACCGCTGAAGTGTTTAACTACATCAAGGCGCCAGAGCTTGCTGGCCGTGGCGTAGACGTTCTGGGTAAGGCTCTATACCGGGTGTCGGGCGTTGAAAAGGTTAACAGGATGGGCCAAGAGATGCTGTCTAACTCGGCGGTTCAGCGGGCTGTAAACCTTGCAAGGAAGGGCGACGAGAAATCTATTGAAAAGCTGAAGAAGCACGACGGGATGAAAGGGCTGTCTCAGTCTGAATTTGATAGCACAGTCAGCGCACTACAGAAGATGAAGCAGGGCGGATCGCTAAACAAGAATGAGCTTGGGTACGTGCTGAACTTTGCTGGTGCGGCCATGAATAAGTGGCAGCCTGTTAGCGCAAGTACAATGCCTCGCGCCTACAACGACAATCCAAACGCTCGAATGATGTATAGCATGCTGTCGTATATGAACCGACAGATGAACAACATCCGAACTGAAGTTGGCCTGAACCTAGCCACTGTTGCCGAAAAGGGTATCAACACCAAAGAAGGTGCCGATGCCGCAAAGACTGCGATGATTCAGACGGGAAAGTATGTGGCGCTCTTTGGCGTACTTGCCGGCGTCTGGGATGACGCTCGAAAAACTCTTGATCTTAGCAAGAACAAGGAAATAGAAGACGTCCTTACCCCCGAAGGCATCACATCTGCGACCATGAATCAGATTGCATCCAACATAAGTAGCGGCGCAGTCAATCTAAGGGCGAAGGAATTTGGAGGCCAAACAGTAAGCATTAGCCCCGCTCCGTTGACGGCTATCAGCAGGACAGGATCTGGCATGCTAACAGCGGGAGAAAGGCTAAGCTCTGGAGAAGAGGATGTGATGGAGCCACTGCTGCGTACAGCGCAAACTTATGCTCCAGGGGTTGCTAACATAGATAGGATTCTTCGCATGACCACTGGCGAGCGACTCCTAACGGACGATTAATCCCAGCTTTTAAACTCTAACCAGCCAGCTACACCTGCCGCCCTGTCATTCTCCATACGGGCGGCTTCTTCCTTGTAATGCTTGGCTATTTCCTTTTGCTCTTTGTTCATGCGCTTGCCTAACGTAATGTCTTCGGCCTTTTCCCTTAATAACTCAAGGGCACCCTCGCCGTATTCGTCGATGTAGTGGCGGACAAAGTAGTCAGGATTGCTGCCGTATTTCTGGTGGCATCCGTAGCAGTGGGCAAAGGCGTTCATTCCGTCGTACCGTATGCCCTTCTTAGCGCGCGTAAAGTAGTGCGAGCAGTG